CTGCTGTGCGCGGCGCAGAAAAGTCGCAAGCTGAAACATTCAAGCCTGACGATAACATGATACCGATGCGCGGTGTTTATGTATCAGCACCGGCAGAAGAACCTGAAACCGATATTGCAAAACGCGTTATCGACACACGTGATCTGATGATTGCATCATGTTCATTGGATACGCGTATTGAGCCAATGCACGTGCCGTATGCGCTTAACGCAATTAAGCGCCGTATGTATTCAGCGAATATAATTGTCGACGACAATACGCACTTTATTATTTCAAGTAACGTCGGCGACGTGTTTCGGTTAAAGGTATACACCCCTGCAGTTGGGGATCATGCGCCTTATACGAAGCCGTTCGTTAAATCGGCAGAGTTCGATGCGATATTAAAACGGCATGAAGTACGGTTTGCGGTTGATGAACTGGGTTACGTTGATGTCGAATTCGAAGAGGTAACGCGCTCATGAAACCGTTACGCGTCTTCATTGGATTCGATCATGCTGAATCAGCGGCATTCTATACATTGTGCAGCAGCATACAACGACGCGCAAGTGTTCCTGTTTCTATCATTCCGCTTGCACTGAACAATCTTTCATCTATTTACATGCGCGAACGGCATCCGTTGCAGTCAAATGAATTCTCGTTTACGCGGTTTCTTGTTCCGTATCTATGTGGCTACAGCGGCCCTGCTGTGTTCATGGATTGCGATATGCTTGTTGTCGATGATATCGCCAACTTGTTTGCGCAGTTCGATGACCGCTATGCTGTTCAGGTTGTAAAGCATGAGCATAATCCTGAATCAGAAATAAAATATCTTGGAACAAAGCAAACGCGCTATCCAAAGAAGAACTGGAGCAGCGTTATGCTTTTCAATTGTGATGAATGTCGTGGCTTGACGCCAGAATACATTCACAACGCGAACGGTCTCGACCTGCATCAATTCAAGTGGCTTGAAGGTGATCATCAAATTGGCGAACTGCCGCTTGAATGGAACTTTCTTGTTGATTACTACCCGTTTCGGAACATCGAAAGCATTTCGAATCTGCACTACACTGAAGGTGGGCCATACTTCGAGGACTATCGAGATTGTTCGTATAGCGAAGTGTGGTGGGATGAATATGATTACATGCGCTTCGTAGCGAGAGGAACGCGACGCGATCAACATTTCAGCGAAGTGGCTGAAAAGGTAGGTTAATATGTCGTTTAATACTGTCGTTGCGGGCGTTAGCGCGACAAGCTATACAACGCTCGCCGCTGCGAGTACGTATTTTTCGCAGCGTCTTTTCTCTACTGCATGGACAGCCGCCGCCAGCGCACTGCAAGAAACTGCATTGATGCATGCATCGCGTACGCTTGATGAGTGGGTAGACTGGAAAGGGTATCGTGCAACTGAAGAGCAGAACCTTCGTTGGCCGCGATATTCAGTGTATGACCGTGATGGCTACTCAATTGATAGCGACATCATCCCTAACTTTCTGCAAGACGCAACAGCAGAACTTGCGTTGTACTTGATGCAATCTGATCGCACGGCAGAACCTGATACAAAGGGATTCAGGGAATTGCAGGTTGGATCGATGAAGCTGGTAATTGATAAAGATGATCGTGACAGTGTAACGGTGTTGCCTGATTCTGTTATTGCGATCATCGAATATTACGGGGAACCGCGTTCACGAAATGACGTTGGATTCGTGAAGTTGGAGCGCGCGTGAGATGGGCCTCAGGGACACATTCGCGAAGGCGGCGCAGACTATCTTCACAGCGGTCGGCGATATCAAGACTACTGCGTATTACTACGCTCATGCCACTGCGACGTATGATGTTTCGTCGGGAACTGTATCGACCGGCACGTCGCTCGTTGTCACGTCGATGATTTTCGAAAACTTCTCGCAGCGCGAGATCATGAACGAGAGCATCGAGCCTACTGATGTTAAGGGCACAATCCCTCAAGCGTATTTGTCCGGTATTGTGCCGAGCATTAAAGACCACGTGCAGGTAATTGAGGCTGGCGTTAGTGTTCGCTATGACGTTGTGCATAAGAAGCAAGACCCAGCGTCCGCAACATGGGAACTGCAACTTCGGAAGCCATGAGTAGCGTACGCTTCACAAACCTACCGTCGTTTGAGGGTACAATCAAAAAGTTTGCAAAGCAAATAGAAGTCGATGTTGCGGACGTCGTCAGAAAAGTGTCATTTGATATTTTCAGGGGTGTGACAGAACGTACACCAGTTGACACCGGTTGGGCGCGTGCGTCATGGAACATCGCATTTAATACGCCGAATTTGTCGGTGCCTTCTAGAGTACAGGGCGGTGACACAGCAGCGCGCAACGTTAACGCGCAACAATCGGCAAAACTTCTAGGAGACCTATCACAGTTTCCTGTCGTATGGATAACAAACAATTTGGATTATGTTCAGTACCTTGAAGCTGGACACAGTAAACAGATGGGCAAGGGTTTCATGTTACAGCGTACGCTTGCAGATGTGTTCGCAGAAATTAAAACAATCAGTGCGGGGCTAGGTTAATGAGTTTTTCCACAGTACAACGTGATATTGAAGCGCGTCTTGTTGCCAATTGGGCAACGACGCCGATTGATATCAACGTTAACGTAAATTTTACGCCGCCTGATTATCTTACAGATTGGGTGAAGTTGCGCGTCTTCAACGAACGAACTGACCGGGTCAATGTTGGTATGCCGGGATACCACAGAACAAGAGGCACGATAATTGTTCAGATATTCACTGATCTTAATTCAGGCACTCGCAAGGCACTTTCGTATGGTGATTTGATCGCTGATATTTTTCGTGACAAGCAGTTCAACGGCATAACCTGCAGAGAAGCGCACATTGAAGAGATAGGTGCATATGAAGGCAGGTGGCAGACAAACGTAGTTGTGCCTTTCTTCTGGGACGGAAGGTACAGCTAGTGTGCATACATCGACGCGTATATTGCACGAGACATTGATTAGGCTCGCGAAGGGGATGATCAAAGCATGGGAAGAATGGTTGAAGAACAATTCACGTTAGGCTAATATCAGCCTCTAACGGGTTCGCGGTCGCGCCTCGTTCAAAAGCCTCGCCGACCACTGCCTCCCCGTATCTTGTGTTCAACAATAGATACCGGGAGATATCATCATGTCATTCGCTGATTCCAATCGAGTCGCGCTTCGCTTCGTAGAAGAAGCAGTATACGGCGTCACCCCTGCTGGCCCCGTAATGAATCAAGTCAACCTGACTTCTGAATCACTGAAGTCAAACGTCAACACCGTTACTTCTGAAACTATCCGATCTGATCGAAACGTATCTGACATCACTCAGGTAGGCGGCGGCGCTGGTGGCGACATCGGTTTCGAACTGCGCTACAACGACATTGAGCCATTGATAGCAGGCGCTTTTCAAAATGCATGGGTAACTACAGCAGTGTCTGCTGCCGTTGCTTCTGCGCAAGTGTCTGCTGCGATCATCGAAGCCGATTCGTCTTCACTGAATCATATTGTTGTGGGTCAATTTCTGCGACTGCGCAACGCTACTACATCGAGCAACAATGGCGACGTGCGCGTGACTGCAGTATCCACGGTTGCTGCGCATACACGCTTGACGGTTGCTGATGCCTCTAGCGGTGCTGCAAAATCGTTCACGTCTGAAGTATTCGGTGCCGGTACATCACTTGTCGGACGGCACATTCGAAACGGTACTACCGCGAAGTCGTACACGCTTGAAAAAGAATTCGCCGACGTTTCTTCGTTCGCACAATATCCGGGCATGCGTGTTACATCGATGTCGATGAACATCGAATCGCAGGCTATTCTAACCGGTTCTTTCGGATTCACCGGAAAAGGCCAGACCACAGCATCAACAACCCTCGCAAGTACTACAAATGCAGCGTCAACCAATACGGTACTGAATGCATCCGGTAACGTTGGTCGTATCTGGGAAGGTGGTCAGTCAGTTACCGGTGTTGCCTTTCAGTCGTTGTCTATCGATCTGAACAACAACCCTCGCGAGCAGACGAAAGTCGGCAGTGATCAGTTGGCAGGTGTTGGTACTGGTCGCGCAGAAATCACAGGCAACGTAACTGCGTACTTTGAAAACAACTCGTTGATCGATAAATTCACCAACGGCACGAAGTCAAACTTCCGCTTTCAGGTGACGGATGCTGACGGCAACAGCTACGTTATCGATATCCCGCTTGTCACGTACACGGATTTCACGATTGCGGCCGGTGGTGGTAATCAGGATGTCGTACAGGATGGTACATGGGGCGCATCGATTGATTCGAATGGTGTTTATTCGATCCAGATCGATGCACTTGACGCGTAACGTTAACAACTGACACTGGAGGAAGTGTTATGGATTTGAACCTGTTCAAGACTGACGAAAAGAAGTCCGATGAAGGCGTGTGGTGTCCGGTGGACGCTGTAACTGAAATCAAGATTGCGCGGTATGGTAATCGTGTATTTCAGCGTGCGTTGAAAAATGCGATGAAGCCTTACAAACAGCTAATTGATCGCGGTGCAATCGATGATGATACTGCGGATCGTGTTCTTGTAACGGCAATCGCTGACGGAATTCTTCTCGACTGGCGCGGTATGACTCGTAATGGCAAAGAACTTCCTTACTCACGAGAAGAAGCGGTGAAAATTTTGCTTGATAAATCACTGCGTGACTTTCGTGCGTTGGTAGTTGAACTGTCGCAGGACATGCAGATGTTCCGCGATGCCGAGATCGAGGAAGCAGCGGGAAACTTGCAGAGTTCGTCCGATGGCATAGCGAATGGGGAGAGCGTGAGCAATTCCTTAGAAGCATAGCGTCATCGCTGGGCCACGAACCAGAAGCATTGCAACGGAAGCCACGCCTGCAAGATGAACTATATGAATACGTACAAGCGTTTGGAGTATTGAGTAGAGTTCGTCATGTAGGCGTGGCATTAGGCCCCGTACCGTTAACAGAGATGGAGGCGTACTGCCGAATGTTCGAAGTTGAAGATATTGAAATGTTCGTTCGGTGTATATCTGCCATGGACGCAGCGTATCTTCAAGTGCACAGCAAACGGCACGATAAGTAATGGATACAGTTTACGGTGTACGCGTCGATCCAACCGGTGTAAAAACTGGCGTAAAACAAGCAGTATCGGAACTTAACAAGCTGCCGGGCGCAATGCGCAATGTGCAGCAACGCGCATCAAAAAGTTTCGACACAATACGCGATTCAATATTCAGCATTCGCGGTGCACTTGTATCGGCATTCACTGGATTGTCCTTCGCATCGATAATCCGAGAAGGTCGCGAGTTCGGCGCAGCTATTGGCGAACTGTCCGCGATTACCGGTGCTGTTGGTACTGATCTCGAATTTCTTGCGATGAAGTCTCGCGAGTTCGGCCGGTCAACAACATTGTCCGCGGTTGAATCTGCAGAAGCATTCAAACTGATCGCGTCTGCGAAGCCTGATCTACTTGAAAATGCGGATGCGCTTGCGCAAGTGACAGAGCAGGCGATTATTCTTGCAGAAGCTACCGGACAAGATTTGCCGACTGCTGCAGAGTCGCTGGGTTCTGCATTGAATCAGTTCGGAGAAGGCGCAGATCAAGCATCGCGATTTATTAACGTACTTGCTGCAGGTTCAAAGCGCGGTGCGTCACTTGTTGGTGATGCAGCAGAAGCGCTGAAGTTTGCGGGTACTGTTGCTGCAGATGCGGGGCTATCGTTTGAAACAACGGTTGCTGCAATTCAGCAGTTGTCGAAGGTATCGATAAAAGGTGGCGAAGCAGGTACAGGTCTGCGCAATGTGATCATTCGCCTTGGCTCTTCAACAGATCGCAATTTGCGACCGTCAGTTGTTGGTTTAGCTAAAGCGCTAGAGAACTTGAACGCGAAGCAGTTATCGACTGCAGAGTTGACAGAGATTGTTGGCTTGCGATCAGTGGTAACACTGAAATCGTTGCTTGCTAACGTTGATGGGTTAGTTGAACTTGAAGGACAGATAACAAAAACAAACACTGCGCTAGAGCAACAAGCAGCGAAGATCGATAACCTAGATGGTGACATCAAACAGCTTGGGTCGGCGTATTCAGATTTGAAGATCGAACTTGAATCACTTGCCGACGATGCATTGCGCGGACTTACGCAAAGCATGACTGAATTTTTCAGGTCAGTCGTTGATAACATCGACGAAATACTGCGCATGGCAAAAGCGGTTGGAACATTGGTCGCATCGATTGCTGCCGCGCGTATTCTTGGGCCTATTCTTAGTGCGCTATACACTGCAATAATGGCGTTGCCTAAAGCACTCGCTGTTTTCAGAACGGGTCTGATCGCTTCGCAGGTTGCTATGACTGCGACAATCGGTGTTCTTGGTGCGTTACGTGCTGCGTTTTCCGTTCTTGGTGGCCCGGTTGGCATTATTATCGCCGCTGTTGGTACGGTATACGCGTGGGTTACTGCAACGAGAGAAGCAGAGGCGTCGACTGAT